ACCGCCACCAGATACCGCAGAGCCAAAACTGGGTGAGGCTGCGTCTGTCACATAGGCCCGTTGACCAATGACACCAGTAGGCAATGCCGACACTGTATAACCTCTAGTAATCTGAATAGGTACATAAGCACCATTAATTGAAACGACAGGGTATCCAGCTACATCCCACAGCAAAATACCATCTTCTGTTGCTGACTCTGTAGTGCCTTTATGACGTAATTCACTTCGAGTTTTAGCAAGCCAGATAGTTAAACGCTGCGCCCATTGCGCCCAATTAGAGTTTAGTACCCTTGGTGGGTTTTCTATAATGCTCATTATCGCCTTCCCCCAGCCACGACCTCAAGTCGGTTAATACCAACACGCCAATCAGTATTAACAGCGCCTTCAATCCGAACCCTGACCTGTCTACCAGTAAAGCGTAGGCTAGTGGGGTTAGACATATTGTATGGGCCGTATGTTCTTTCCACATCATTGGGATAGAATCTAGTTTTGAAAGTAGCGTCAACATCGCCTTGCGTTTTCTCATCGGGAATCATTTGAACCACTGACATCACGTTTTCGCCATTGCCAATGGATATTGGGCCAGACTCTATGAATGGTTCTGCACCATCATAGTTAAATCCAACCTCTTGTTCGTATAGTTTTTTGTCTGTGGCAGACGTGAAAATAGGGAATCTAAACACACCAGAATCAACACCTGAAGTTCTAGGCATTGAGCCTATAGACCAACTATTGTCATTGTAGTTATAAACAACATACCTATCATTTTCATTAGAGCCGCCTGATGGGTAAAACCACCATATCTCGCCAAAAGCAGCATTAGCTACAGCAAAAATCTTACTTTTCTGCCCTACGTTTATGTCCGAAAATACATAATCAGCCACATCACAATTAATCTCTGTTACCGCTCCACCTGAGTAAGAATAGAATGATCTACCACCCATCCAAACTGCACCAGCATCTACTACAGAAACTGCATTGTTTGAGATAATACCGCAAGCAGTACCTATCCGCTCAATGCCATAGACGTATGGTGGGCCAGAATATGTAGCTACATGGGCATCAACGTTGGTTAATATGAGCGCCTGATTCTGAACTCTTACACCACATTCTATACTGCCTTCAGTCTGAAGTTCTAAACTACCAGCTTCATTAGTTGCTAATGGGTTCCATACTGTATTATTTTCACGATCCGACCACTGGACTAAGCGTGGGTTTCCACCTGCTCCCAGACACATCAAAAAGCGCTCTTCTGTAACTAATATAGACCTATTGCCTACAGGTGCGTTAGCCACAGCAGTAGGTAAAACGCCTGTGTTAAGCCGCCATTCATATACCTTTCCATCTGAGCTAGAACAGGCAACTAAATACTCGCCCCATGAATCCATAGCCCATGTGGTAGCAGGAGTAACTGCAGATAATTCTAAGCGAGGCACACCATAGTATTCTAGACCATAGAATGAATCGCCAAATCCAGCGCTTTGTACAGCATCTTCATTGCCCACTGTTAAGCCAGTAGGCGTTATGTCGAACTGAGTACCACTTGCGCTATAGGCATACAATTTATTGTAACTGCCTGCAGCTATCCAGCGATCACCACCGTTCTCACCCCATGCGTGTAAACCACGAACTTGACCAGCACTAGCTGTATCCGCCCTGGTACGCCAGCCACCTATAGGTCTAAGTGTGTTGTCATGCCATCTAACTAAGTTAGCATCACGCCACCTGCCCTGTGACTGTAAATCTGTACCATTGCGATATACGCCTGGTGGTAGGTCTAGTGGGATAAGTGCCATAAGTGCCTCACATTTTGTTCATTATGTACGATGAAACACCGCCTAAAGAAGCAGCTAAAACAATCACGCCTGCTGCCATTCCTTTACCTTTGGCTAGCTGTATCTCTTGTGCCGCCAATCTATCATTTAGCTTGGTCATTGTAATTGTTAGCGACTCAACATCTTTATTCAACTGAGTAACCGCAGCAACCAACTGACCCGCTTCAAAATCTGGCATACCTGACATCGTGTAAATCCTATTAATTCGCTAGCGGATTGTCCAAAGCCCTCTGGAGCTTATTATTAAGCGTTGACTCAAGCTCGGACAATTTTCGTTCTACATCTGCCCGTATTGTATCAGATTTCTGTTCATAATCATTCTGTAATTGATCACGCTTGCTCTCAAAACGACCATCAGCCACATCTATGGTATTTCTTACATCAATTTCTATCTTAGATATATCGTCTTCAACCCTGTCAATTATCTTTTCTTGACGGTTTATATCATCACGCATGGATTTTTTTAGGTCTTTTATAGTGAGGTATTGCTCATCAGTATCTAGCCTAATTGACGATATTTCATCCTCAAGCAGAGCGGTACCTTTATCTATGACAGAAAACTTGTTTTCCATTATAGCTATGCGCTTATCGTAGTCAGACAAGTCAGGCGCCACAAACTCACTGATTCGAGCCTCCATGTCCAGGTATCGCTGATACGCTTCAAATCCACCCCACAGGCCGCCTACTATAGTACCGATCAATGGAACTATCAGAAGCAACTTGCTGCCACCTAATTTAACACCACCATATTCTATTTCTGCCATGTCATTCGCCTAGCTGTAATCGTCTTAAAGCATTTAGCTCTGTTTCTAGTTTCATGATCTCTAATCGCTTCTTATTTAGCTCTAGCTGGTACAGCGTGTTGCAGTTAATTCGCTCTTCTGGAGCATTCAACGGCATAATTATCCTGGCGAAAACACCTATGTCTTTTGATTGTGGGCTTTCATTTGATGAGCTAAATAAGCTTGCTGCGTTGTTTATGATGCCTGTAACGCCAAATTCTAGGTTTATTGTGCCACCTATCGCGTTTGAGCAATCCATGTCACCTGTTTTAAACTTATCTGACTGATAACTACTGTTACTGCCTGGTAGCTGTAATGACAGCGAGTTACTGGCCCATACAGGGTTAGCAACCAATAGAGCCAACAGCAGTAGCCTTTTCATCACTTAACCCTTGAGCATATCTTTGAAGCCACAGTGGAGCCAGCCCCAAGTTTTGATATAGAACAAATGTATACTACGGTATGTAAGGATGAGTTATTCACATATAGGTCAAACGACAAAGTGTCTAAATATTTCATAGGTATTACCTTGTACTGAGAAACAAATGCAACTGGCTTCCATTCCTTGGTAAATACACCTATTTCATAGTAAGACACATCTTTCCGCTTATTAAATATATTAAGCGTAGTCACAGATATGCCAGACATAAACGACTCACTAAACTTCGGGTAAGTCGGTGTCATTTCATGAGCTAAAGCACTACCAAATGGCAAAGCCAGTAATATAAGTGCAGCCCGTATACTATTTAGCAATACATTCAGCCAATACTATGGCTGTGTAATTACCGCCAGGGAAAGATTTGTTAACCCCGTACACTGCCGTAGCTGTAGATGAGAACCATGTTGATCCAGCCTTCGTTAAGTCAAACTGAGTCGTTGAGCCGTAAGTAACCTTTGCTGCCTCATAGCCAGACATAGCCGCATCACTAGTTTTACTAACTGCTGTAGTACCTGTCCAGGTTACAGAGTCCGATAGAGATGGGCTTGCGCTAAACGCGGTAGGTGTTGTCACCTTAGCAATGTAAGCGTCTGCTAGTGTTACATCGTACCGTACAACAGGCACTACTCCACCATCTGCTGACGCTGTACTAAGCTTACTAGGTAGAGGGTTACCAAACACACCATTAGTGTCTGTAGTGATTAAGCAGCGTGTTTGTACACTGCCTGAGATTGGTACATCCCCTGCAATTACTGATACAGATGATGCAAGCAATACGCTAGCTACCAATACTTTTTTCATGACCTACTCCTGTTTATCATACTGCAAGCTAACCATTTCAGTGTGCAATAGTTGCTGTGCCAGGCCAGACCTTGCGCCTTTTTTGTTGTCAGGTAGCTCACCGCCATCCATAACAACCTTATCTTCATACTCACCACCTGCAATCTTTTTGTCGTAATATGAGTTTAATTTCATACTAAGCGACATACTAGACATCAGTAGGTTTTGTGCCGTTACATTAGCAAAAAGTATTGAATCATTTACACCACTAAGAAGCTTCTGCAGCTTTTCTTTCTCTTCAACTTCTTCATCTTCTTGCTTTGGAGCATCTTCAAGCTCAACCTTTTCATCTATTATATCAGTCACGTTGCCATCAGCAAGTGGGTCATAACCTTTAGCATCTACAACCATCATAGCTAAAACTGCTTCAGTGTAGCCAGGACAAGATGGATCAGACATTGGAGTTAAGCAATCGTTGTTGTATTTATAGCTGTATATGACGTTAGCATCAGTAACTGAGCCAGTGCCTTCCACATCAATCGATCCGTCACCCCACAGCTCAATAGGTAGGTTATCTACGGCAAATCCCTTGGTTATAGGTATACCACCTGGCAACCCACTCCAATCATCCGTATTAGAAAATATGTATTCACCTGCTACGCCAAGCTTCTTGTTGCGCACATGAACCAACATATCGTCTTCTGTATTCTTTACAGGCGTATACTGGTAATAAACACCGTTAACCCTTAATCCTTGCGACCCATTAGGGCCAATGTTGTTCATACCCCAAGTGTGTCCAGCACCAGCTAGATTGCCTGTAATGCCGTACAAGTATTCACTGTGAGCGTTTATGGCGTATGTTGCCAATAAAGCTACAACAGCCAGCCTACTCATAAAAATAGCAATAAGCTTAGTACAGCACCGCCTACGCTAAGTAAAAACTCTTTAGTGTCATACTTGGTTATTACTTCTGGCTTAGGCACTTTGGCTTCATCATTTTCCCATGCAATCTTCGCATCAGAACCTATAATTCCGTTATACGGACAAGGTGTGCCAGCCATTATCATAGCATCGAACACTCGCAAATCCTGGCATAGAACCGAAACGGCTGCTACTTTCATGCCCATGTCGTATAGTGTTTTGGCGTTCTTCAGGCGTTCACAGTTGAGATCACGAGTGGTTGTGCCTGCTGATATACCTAAGATTTGAGTCTGAACTGCACCCGCCACACCGACTGTACATGAGTCTGTATTACCTCCAGACAATGACGGTGATATAGCAGATGGTGGTGGAGATTTAAGCGTTGTAGTTACCTCACCAGTAGTGTGAACCTTACTATCGGTAGTGGAGTTGGTGACTATAGGCTCTGCCATAACCAATGAAGGTAATAGAAAAGCTATAAGCGCTAATTTACGCATAATTTTCAAACCCTAATGACCCATCGGGCATTTTGATTTTGCTTGCTTTCGCTTGATGTAAGAATTACCAAAGGCCACCCTACGCTCTGCTTTACCAATTTTCATATACTCTGACGCACTTATAAGATGATTTTTTAATTCAACTTTACTATCCGTTAAAGGTATGATGTGGGCCATAGGCGTCCCAAATTTAATCAGAATTTGTTTGCTATTATCATCACGAGGAAGTGCAATGTTAATATTTGTTGATGAATTGCCAGAAAAATCAACTATCGCAGGGGGTATGATTATGTCTTCAGGTTTTTCATAATTCCAAGTAGGTTGCTGAAACATCCAGCTTATATCTTTATTACACCTAAAAAGCCAAGGGCTTATTATCTTTAGGTGCTGGTAGTCTAAGCTACTTAAATATGATCCACGTTGTTCGTCATGATGAAGATCTACTTGAGTATTTTCATCTGCGAAAAATGAATTAAAACCTAGCTCACCTTTAGGTGCTATCTCAAAAGCCGCATCTGACCATAAGGGTAAGATAAAGCCTTTAGAATACAAGTTTGTAAAACCTCTGCACCCTCTCATATTTTCGTAGCCACCAAAAGGCATATTTAATTCCTTGTAGGTAGGAAGGTTAGACCACCATTGAGGAATAAAATTACTAGCCTTTTGAATAGGCTGCAAATTGAAAACATGGGATTCGGAGGTAAAGCAGTCTAATACTAATTTTTTCTTTTTGAAATTAAATAACATTAGCCTGCCTCACAACGTTAATAAAAAATCTTAGTTAAGCTACAATTGCTGCTCTAGCATCAGCTCTAGCTGCAGACACATCGGCTGGAATAGCCACACCTTTCTCAGCAAAGCGAGTTACATACCAATCTGTACTTGCTAAATAGATCAAACTTTCATTGTTAATTATTTCTTGAGCCGTTAGAGGGGTCACTGGCACTTCTGCTGGTGGTGGGTTTTGTGTCCACATCGCAATGTACGAATCAACATCTGTAGATGTAATGTCTGTGTTTGCCCCATTAGTCCATTCAGCATGACCAGTAGATCCATCCCATTGGATGGCCCATAGGGCGGCCGGGAATGTGTAATCAGCATTACGTGCCTCACCATCTACAACAATTACCTTATCTTCTGTTACCACGTTTACTGTTGCCATTTTACTTACCTATTAAGTTCTTATCCGTGGAAATCAGCAATTCCCTAGACAAATCATTTGATTTAACCATTTCATTACGGAATGATTCTACGGCTGCTGAAGTGCCTCTAGATTGTGCGGCACCTTCAATAAGTAATGTTGGAAGCCATGACAATGCACAGCCCCAATCATCTAACTCATCACCAGTGTTTGGATCAGTGCCTTTTATGTTTGTGTACCAGGCGCATCTTTTAATCACATTGTTCTCTGCAGTTTCGCAGGTGGAACCTAATGGACAATTATACTCTACTACTACAGCCATATTTTGTTTCCTAGTTTTTTGTACAGATTATTACGTCAATATATTGTGGAGCAAATGCCGTAGGCCCAGCAGAGCTAGTAGTCTGCGTACCAGATGAGCCAGTAGCGCCTGGAGTGGTTGAGCTGGTGGTTTGGTTGCCACCAGATCCAGAGTTATACGCTGACTTACTACTAACACTACCAGACATACTGTGACTATGAGAGTTACTACTGCCTTTTGAGTTTGTATTTACAGTTTGGTTGTAGTTAAATACCTGACCGTATCCGTTAGATGGTATACCCGCAAAGGCTTGTATAGCACCTCTACTGTAGCTGTGGTTATGGCTAGGCATCTGAGCTGCACTAAGCGTATGAGCAGCAGCAGACAAGTTATTACCGTGACTGTGAGCGCCAATGCTGTGTGTATGCGATGCTTGACCGTGGGTGTGAGCAGCACTTGTGTGAGTGTGTGATCCACCTGTATGCGTGTGAGCTGTGCTTGGTGGGCTAGATAGTCCATGCGTACCACCTGAACCACCACCATTACCACTAACTACTCGCAAAGCCTTGTTGTTGTGGCTAGTGCTTTTAGTCCAACCTGTAGGTGCTGCTGTTTGGTAAAATACCATTACAGTGTTAGTCGGGAAAGGCTGTACGCCTGTTAACTGAGAGCCATCCCCTGTAGGTGTAAGAAAAGCTGAAGCATGATTACCATCAAGTAAGTCAGCGTCCAACCCTGAGCCACTACCATCAACCGTCTTAACGGCAGTAAGTATCTGTGCTGCTGTTTGGTCTGCTGTAGCGCCTGATTCAATGCCATCTAGCTTAGAACCGTCTACTGATACATTACGACCATCAAAGGTAGAGTTAGTTGTGACTGCACCAGTTAAGGCTCCACCAGCTTTAGGCAAAGCAGCACCACCTAGATCAGCAGAAGACTTCATCTGGGTGTCGATCAAGCCCATGTTTGTATTGAGCTTTGTACCCCAAGTATCAGCACTTGCTCCTACTTCGGGCTTTGTTAAGCCATAATTGGGTGTTGTTGTATCAGCCATTGCACTATCCTATTCATTAATCTGTTTGTATTGTACTATAAATCAGCCTAAGCCGCTTTGCCCAACTGGAATTTCCACCCATACAGCATCATTAACTGGTATAGGCCTGTACTTGTATCTACCCTCTGCCGTTACTTTAGACAAAGTGTTAGACAAGGCGGCACCAAACCAAATAATAGAAGCGTTAGCATTAATACTAGAAATGGTACTGATATTTGCATCACCAGATCTTATAGCACCTGCTGTGGCAGTAACACTTGATATTGCCTCAATACTTGCTTCTGGGTTATGAACCCTTGTAGGTGTTGCCGTCAATGTGCTGGTAGCATCAATACTAGCAGATCCACTTAGGAACTTTTTACCAGCAGCAGTTACGCTACTAGATGCAGACACAGATGCAATGCCTTGTATTAAGCGTTCAGCATTAGCGACAACACTAGACACTGTTTGACTACTTGCACTACCGCCAACCGCATAAACAGCAACTGCTGAAGTAGTAGATACAGCATTAACGTTAGCATTACCCTGGCGTACAGCTTGAGAATCGGCTGATACAGCGCTAACAATATCTATTGAAGCATTGCTATTGTATTGAGCAACAGCAGTAGCCCCGACAGAAGATGTGGCGGTTACATAGGCTATGCCTTGATCAGCTTGTTGTCCTTTAGCCGTTACCGTTGAGGTAGTGGAAATAGAAGCAACACCCAACTGGGCCTTTATACCAGCCGCTGTGATTACAGAGGCGGTCGAGACGCTAGCAGAGCCAAACTTTAATTTAACAGCATTCGCCGTTACCGTTGAAGCGGCATTAACTGCCGCGACAGCGTCTACATAGGCAGCTTGCCCATATATGTTAGGCCCATATAATCCTGCGCCATAGCCATTCATTCTAGCTTAGTGCAATGTCAAATTCACCAGCCTGGAAGCGGAATACGTCACCAGTGCTAATAACTTTACTAGCTGTAAGTGATGTTTCAGCAAGCATATTACCGCCAGAAGCAGCATCAAGAATAGCTGTATGAGTTACAGTACCCCAGTTAGCTGTAGCTGTAGCAAATTCTACTGCAGATGTATTATCAATTGCACTAGATGTAGCTGCGTCAAAAGCCATAGCTTGACGGGTATATCCACCACCTGTTACTTCAGTACCGCCACCAGACCCTGTGGTTGCAGAGGTGTAAAGACCTACATAAACAGTAGATGGTGGAGTGTAAGCCGCATTACGGAACACATGATCTAATAATTCGTTTTCTAGCAAAGTTGTAAATGACATATTAATAAGCCTTAATATTTAAGCGAAGGCCAGAGCCAGACGCGGTTGATTTACTGCTTGCGTCATTAATACGCTCTACAGCCGTGGTGTACAAAGCAGCCCATGTTTGGGCGCGTTGGTCTTCTTTTAAGTATGGAGCAGAGTGTAACAAAGCACCATACAGGTAAACATCTGGATAATGAGTTAACAACCAGTTGGTCGTCCCACTATCGGATAAACTTGGTATCTTGGAGTAATAGTTCAGTATACCACTATACGAGCCATCTGGCGTAGGCATAAGCTCAAACTGACCCGCTGAATGACCATAGAACCTTGGTACGCCTGTAGAATCATCTCTATTGGCTCGCATCTCTTGTATTTCAGCGCGTGATAAATACCGCAAGTCGGTAGTGCCATTAGTAGCTAAATGGAAGCGGATAGTACCCAGCCAATCGGTAGGAATAGCAGTAAATTGACTATCAATTGTAGTCTCAACCCTATTTTCCATGCGCCAGTGACGCACCTCATTACTGATAGAAGACTCTGCCAAAGCAATGAAATCTGGAATAGTAGCCGTTAGGTCATCGCGGTTTAAGAAGTTAGCGATTGAAGCCTTTAGCTCTGCGTATGTTGAAATAGCCATTAATTCCCTGCCTGTGATTGTCTGCTATATCTATCTTTAGCGTATTGTACCGCAAGTTCCATTAAATCACTATCAGACAATCTTTCTGTAGACTGGCCCGCCAGGTTAATACCAGCTAGGTTTTCGTAGTAATCGTTGACGGTATCATAAGGTCTATCATCATAATCCCTGCTCTGGGAATGCCTAGCCATCTCTTGAGCTGCCTGGTTACTTACCCCATCCCTAGCTGCCCAATCATATCCACCAGCAAAGTTAATCGCCATGTCTAGCAACCCACGATCTGTTCGCTTATTTCCAAGCTCCCTGTAATTAGCTTCTAGCTTACGTCTAATCTTATCTGGAAACAGCATATGCATTCCATAATCGTGAGGATTGGAAGCCACAGTCAAAGGGTTTATGTCCGACAAAGAATCAAGCAACCCATAGTCTTTAAACGGGTCTACTTCGTTTTCAAATTGCTTCATTAAAACACCCCCGCTGACTCTTCCTGGGCCATGCCGGCACCAAATAAACCTGCAACTGTTGCAGCGATAGCTGTTATAACGCCGTTAGAATCAATCTTAAAGCCTTTGGATGCCAAGTCCCTAATAAGTTCTTCAGTAATAACTCCACCCCAAGTACCGACTTCCATAGCCCTTCGAGGTGCGTCCCTAGTGCTTAAAAGATCTATGCCTTGTGGGCCAGTTTTAAATTCACCCTTCTTGTTTGCAGCCCTTACCAATCGTTCTGGGTTTAAATCCATTGCAGTGATGTCTGTATCAAGAGTTCCAAGGTAATCTCCACCAACACTAGATGGATAAGTTGCATTACCGCCTCCTGGTACGTTACCTCTATCCATATCGAATAGGCCAACATTCTGGAAGCCACTAACTGGTGCGTTTAATTGGGATTGATCAGACACAGCTAATCTAGCTTGAGTCACAGATATACCGCCTTTATCCCTGTAATTCTTATCCATCATATTCATAAGAAATTTGCGCTTTTTATCTGGCAATGCGCCATACTGATTTAGGCTTTTTGGATCATCAAGACCTACCCAATCAGGAATCAATTTCTTTATATCTGAGTTAAGCGACTTCTTAACCTTCGCTGGCATATTCTCTGCTGCGTATGAAAGCATAGTATGGCCTGTCTTATGGGCAAAATCACCACCAGTTGGTGCCATACGCCAAGGCATGAAAATAGGGTTTTCACCAGTTTTCGCCTGCATTTCTTGAGCGCCTCTAACCATGTTTGGGGTCACAGAATTACCTGAAGCCCACATATCACGGTGAGACCTCATGTAGTCCTGGCCCCCAGTAAGTGGTACGCCATACTTTAGATCTTTGTCACCAATGCCTTCAAGTATTCCACCAGCAGCAGTGCGATCTGACATGGTCGAAACATATGGCCTACCTTCAAGATCTTGAAAGGCTAAACGCTTTACTGGAACCAGTTGGTTCGTATCGGTCACATTCGGCCTAAACAAATCTTTTTCATTTTTACGTGGGCTAAAGCGCTTATCAAAGTCTAGATTACTGTATTGTGAGCCAGCATTCTTGCCTGCTTTACGAGCTGCAGAAATCATAGCCATCTTGCCTCCACCCGTAGCCATATCAATTAGGTCTAGCTCTGGTGATACATCAAGTAAGCCTTGTGCTTCAGGGTTTTGCTGGTAATACGATAGCGGATCAGCAACACGACCCATATACATGGCCTCTGCTGACTGCATTTGACTTAGTAGACCTTTTGGCCCTAGATTGATATCAGGTCTATCTGGAAGTAAGCCAGCACCAATGGAGCCAGCCTTCTTGTAATCCTGTACCTGCGCCATGTAATCATCAAGTAAGCTCATTACAGAAAGTACCCGCCTTTCTTCTTAGGCTTCTTTACAGGCTTCTTTTTTGGTTTAGTAGCTTTCATGGCAAATACCTCACAATAAATATAGCCCGATTATATCACAACTAAGCCATACCTTTAAGTCCACGTTTTAAGGCTCCACGATGCTTCTTCTTGGCACGTCCTAGATCACCAGCAGCGAATGCTTGGGCCATCTGTCTAAGCGCGTCAGCAGCCTCTGAATGGCCTTCAGACTTGTCTGGTATATGCGACCAGCGTTGCTCACTATTTGACCACTTGCGGCGATAGGATTTGAGATGATCTAAACCTTTAGCGCATTTAACCTCATCGATGTACAAGTAAGGGAACATGTCTGACGTTTGCTGTATTCCCCACAGTAGATCCTGAATGCGTGGGACGATGCGCCAGTTAGATGATGGCATTAATTCTTTAAGCATCTGCTTTGGTGACTTGTTAGTAACCTGGCCTTGGCGCTTATGATCGGCATCATGTGGCAGGTACATATCCTCAAACACCATATCAAGCGATTTAATCCACTTCACCGCATGGCTGTATGATTCGCCCCATGCTTCATAGAAGTCTATTAGACGGAACTCTAACCCTACCTTTTGCACTACCCATATTGCACAGCCATCACTAGCGCCAATGTCCCAGAACGTCATACATGGATGAGCCTCTACTACTGGCAGCTTGCCTATCCTGCCATCAGCTTTAGCAGTATTGATTTCACGCAGCCAAAAAGCACCTTCTGGGAACTCCAGGAAATCACCATCCCATACATGACCATAGGTGTCTGGCCTAAGCTGTAGATCTTCCAGGCGTTGGCTAGTTAACACTTCAGGCATCCAAGGATTGTCTTGCCAGTTAATGTCTGTGATCTTGCAGTTTTCAGGTGTGCTTTCACGGAACCGTTTGTGCGTGGCTGAATCTTTTGACTGTGGGTTCCATATTACCCAGCATTCACTATTCTCTTCACGGATAGATGGTAGCAGCTTCATGTAGGCTTCTTCACTCACAGTCTCAGCCTCATCAATGAATGCCAGTATGATACGGGCCTTTGACTTAATGCTGTCTATGTTGCGTGTTAAGCCTGCAAAGCTGTAGTTGATCCTACCATCCTTGCTGCGGATGTAATGGTCGCCACACTCGTAGTAATCGTTAAGGAATGGCACTGCTTGTATTGCGCTTTTAATCTCTGCAAATGAGCTTTCGCTAAGACTATTCATGTATTGGCGTAGGCACAAGATCTGACCTGTACGCCCACTCTTACCAAACTTGTAACCCCACACAGCAGTCATCATAGCAAAGGCACGAGACTTAGCACCGCCACGACCGCCATAAGCTGCCCTGTAACGTGCTTCACCCTGGAATATTGGTACTAGCTTAGGTGGTAGCTCTACGTCTACTGTAGACACTACAGCTCACCAAATTCTTTAGCCACTAGTTGTATTACTGTAGGTGCAGACATTGAGCCATCACTACTTGTCTGGTCTACTACCGACTTATCAGACAGTCCATGCTTACCCATTAATAGCTTAACCAGGTTAGCGTTCATCTCACCGCTCATGCCGCCATCCATAGTCACTACGAACTGGGTTAGCTTAACCCTAGCCAATATCTCCGAAAACTCTTCGTGTTTACCAGCCCAATCGTATAAAGTTGACTCGCTTATCTTCAATTGTAAGCACATATCCTGGTGACTAGGGAATAGCCGTCTGCCTATCCAGTTGTTTAGATAATCATCAGCTTTGTCTAATAACTCAGGTGTGTATTTCGTTGGTCGTGCCATGTCTGTCTCCGCTTCGGGGTGGACGTTAACTTAATGGTTGATTATACCACGTTATTCAATCAGTTCTAGATATTCCGCAATAGTCATACCCATCTGGTTGGCTTCTTTGATTGCATCCGCTCCACGCCTAGCGGCAGTTATCTGTCTGCCTCTAGCGTTCATCATGTCTTCATTCTTCTTCACAACTTCTTCAGCTTCTTCTTTTGAATAGTAAGTTGACCGGTAATGCTCGTTACTCATCCCAATATTCCATCAATGAACCATAACCAGCACACTACCCCAATTATCACGCCTAAGCAACTAAGCGTCCTTGTGGTGTTATCACGCTTATCGATCTTTTCAACCAGCTTACTGGGGTTTATACGGTCTCTAAAAGGGTATTTGTTCACAAGCCATCTCCCTAGCAAAGTCTGGATACTTTTCAACAAGCAGTGTTAACTCATCATCAGTCAAAGGTCTGCCGTCACTTGCTTCTGCATACAATACATTGGCTTCAGTAAACATTGGATAATCAGTCCACTGTACGCCGCCAATATCTACATTTATTAGTGTGTAAGGATTAAATGTGTCTGACTCAAGCCTTTTCATGTGATGCTCCCTTGGGGCCAAAGCCCCGTTATTGCATTAAAGTGTTAGACCATTAAGATCAATCCACGGTCTGTCTTGCACTTCTGAAGTGGTAAATACTTGGTTAGCAAGTATCCCGCTAAAAATATACTTATTAGGGCTAATCTTCTTAGCAAGGTTCTGAGCTTTACGCTTAGTGTCTGCTTTAACTCGTAAAGTAACCTTGTCTGTAATTGTAGGCCATTCTCCATGCCCGTACTCTGGAGTGTTTTCGCTGTAACGTGTTTGTGAAATGATGTACCA